GATCCAGTTGTCCAAGATTTCATTTTTCTATCATCAGATTGAGAAGATCTATATCTAACGTGTAAGAAAGGTCTTTTAATGTTTTTACCAAGAATTTGGTCATAAACAGTAGATGTACCAGCTGGCACAATTATACCTCTTACGTCGTTTTCAATAATACCTCTTGTTGAACCGTCATTTAAGTATTTCCAGTCTGTTTTGTAGAAGTCGTAAGAACCTCTTCTAAAACCAGAAAATCCTAAGTTAAGCGCCATATCTTCGCTGTTAGAAAATACACCATAAGATGTACCACCTGAACCATAAGAGTTTTGTGCCGCTAACATATCATCAATTGCTAAAGATACCTCTCTATTAATAAACATCATGTTTTCTTCAATAGCACCTTGTGCATCGAATTTTTTCAGAATGTTATCAAAAGATCCTAAATCATCAGCTGTTGAAGAACCTGCAATACCTGTTGTAATATGACCTCTTGAAGTTACTGCTGCAAAAAGACCTTCAGTACCTGCAGTTCCTTCTGATCCTGCTGTACCTAATTGAGAGTCTACACCACCAGCTGCTGCTGCTAGTTCACCTTCAATCATTGCCATTTCTAAGTTATCTTCAAATCTTTGTCTTGTATCACCTTCAGCTTTTAAATACCATAGGTAACCTGACTGTCCTTGTTCTCCTGTTACTTCAACCCATCCAATTTGAGAAGAATCCGATCCTGAAACTTCATACTTATCTTTAATGATAATTGGTTTGTTAGTTAAAGAAGCAAAAGAAGGTTGAACTGAATTAGTCATACCTGCTGTTCCTTTTTTGAATTCAGAACCGAATACGAAAAAGTCACACGTGTTTGAACCACTATCATCAGCGGTATCAAATCCTGACACTGCCCCTACTGTTGCAGCACCTGTATAAGGTATTGCTGTTAGAGTTGTGTTATCAGCTGCTACTGCAGAAACATAACACTTAATTACTGTAGGAGAAGTTTGGTTATCGCTAAGTACGATAGTTTGCCCAACTCTTACTGCGTGAGTTCCTGAAGATGCTATTGTAATTACACCAGTGTTAGCTACTGATGCGCCTTTATAGTGTAAATGTAATCTACCTTGCTCAGACCAAACTACTTGGTCGGAAGTCATAGGCATTTCAGCACTTACCATTCTTAAGAAAGAAGCTATTGATCTGTTTCCAAATACTTCTACTTCTTGCTCGTATAAATCTGGTAAATACTGTTGAGACCAATCGTTTGAACCACCTGTAAAAGATAGGTAGTTAGACGATAATGTCTGTTTAGCTGGTGCCGGTGTTGAATTCAACGAACCTCCAGCTGTTGGATTTATTGCTGCCATTTTATTTTAATTTTAATTATTAACTATTTTTTTAATTTAATACGTAGCTTTGAGCTATCGTCTCCTGATATTGCTCGTACTTTTATTCCTCCTGATTCAACAATCCCTGAACTAGTTTGTCGCGGATCCATATTTATATTTTTAGATTCTGATGCGATTTCCTTAACAGCTTCTGTTTTACCAAGTTGATAAAAATGATTTGCAATGTTATCAGCGTTTTTAGCGGCAAATAATGCTTTATGATAACCATACCCGTCTTTAAGAGTTCTGTTTTCGTCAAGGTAACTACCAATAACGTTCATAACATCCATTTGGGTATTTTTAACATTGTCCACATCTTTCAATTTATATTTAAATGTTTTGTTATCAATATTGAAATCAAAACCTTTGAATTCTTGATTGAAAACTTCATTTGTTTTTAGTTTAAATTGATTTGACGCTTTTTCCTGTTGGTGAGCAATTTCTTGTTGCTCAGTATTGTATCTATTAAAAAAGTTTACAGCTTTTTGCTGCTCAGTACTTAAACTGCCTGTGTTTTTAACTTCTTTATAGTATTGATTTTTTTGCCCTTCTAAATATTGTTTTGCTTTAGCTATTTCTTCTTTATAAGCTAACTCTTTTCTTTTAATATCTATTGGGTCATCTATGTCTTTGTCAAATGAATAATTATCGTCTATTAAAAAATTAACTTCATCTGATGTTAAGTGAGGTTTTGTGGTAGCGTAATATTCTTTTATTAAATCTTTATTATCTAGCCCCTCGTAATTCTTATTTAGCCTTATATAATCTTCCATAGAACCGCCTGTTTCATTCATAAAATTAACAAGTTCTAAAACTCCCTCCGGCACATTTACTTCAGGTTGTTCTACAGTATTTGCTTCTTGAACAATTGGTTCTTCTTTAATCGGTTCTTCTTTTGTTTGTTCCGATTCTTCAACTTCTTCAATTATCGCTTCTTTTTTTTCTTGACTTTCTGCGGCAGGCTCTTCAGGTTGCGTTTTGTTTTTTTCTTGAACTTCTTCGCTAGTACTGGATTCGTCGCGTACAAGAACCTCATCTGTGCTTTGCTCTTGAATGGCATCTTTTTTTTCTTTAGGTTTTCTTAAATCTACTTTGGTAACCGTTTCGGTCCCAGTATCAAGTCCCATTTTTTTAAGAACTTTAGTTTCTTTTTCAGCTGTAGATGGATTTTCATCTTCTACAACCTTTACTTTTATTTCTTCTGACATAATATAATATAATTGTTTTTATTCTTTTTATAAAGGTAAGAATAATTAACCTTTACTTTACCCTTTTTTTATTATTTAGGGTCAAATTGTTCTAATCCAAATCCGCCTAAAGTATCAAACCCAGCGGATTCAAAGTTTTTTGGAGGTGTATTATTTTTTCTTTGTTCTATTAACTCAGACTGCTGAGAGGCTTGTATTTTTGTTCTATCATCTTTTCTATCTTCACGATACTTATCTTTATCATTAATCACTCGTAAATCCATTTCTTTAAGCTTTACGTTTAATTGGAACTCATGCAACATAAGTTCTTTTTTAATAGCAGCTTCTCTTTCTAGCTTTTGAATATCGAATTGCGTTTGTGCTTGACCCATTTTTACTTTATTTTCAGTCATTACTTGATTCTTTTGAATATCTACAGCAGCCGCAGCTTCAGCAGCTTTTGCATTAGATTCAGATTGCAATTCTATATTTCTTCTTGAAACAGCCTGGTCCCTTTCTTGTTTTTTTCTTTTTCTTAATTTCAATAACTCGTTTGCAAGTTTTAAATTTTTAATATTTCTTACATCAATTGCATCTTCAAGATTAATTTGTTCTTTTTGTAAAGAAACTTGTATATTATTTTCTAATAATTGTTTTTCTTCTTCATCTGGAGTTAATTCTAAAAATATTCCAAAATCATGTAAGTGCAACTCTTCTACCTCTTCTAAATTAGCAACATTAAATCTTCCTAAAGAATTTATAAAAGAGTTTTTTGTATTAGCAAACTCTAAAACATCTGAAATACGTAAACTAACAGCTTCTGCTGTTTTTAATGAAAGGTATAATCCGGATTGCAATACATGCCTAGTTGCTGTATTTGAATTCGCTGCTGCTAATTTTTGTAATCCCACTAAAGCGTTTTTATCAGGCAACGAACCATCTCTTGCTTCATTTAATCCTGTAACATCTCTCATGTTCTGTAAATAATAATTATATGCTGTAATTAAACTATTTATTTTTCCTCCTCCATTTCCGCTTTGTAATTCTTGTATTGGAACTCTTCCGTTATTAAACTCCCCATCTTGTGTCATAGATCTTCCAATTACAGACCCCGTTTGAAAAAACATATTTAACGCTTCTTGAGGATTATAATTTGTTCCATTACCTAAATCAACTTCAGCAATTCCATCTGCGTCTAAAAATACACCATCAGGCACTATTCTTGATAATACTTGTTGTAGTTTTAAATGAGTCAGTTGAATCATATCAGCAAAAGTTGTCATTCTACTAACTAATGATTCTAATCTACCTTTATACATTCTAGGCGCTACAATGTTATATGACATTTGAACTTTAGTAGTATCGGATTTTGGCCTTGTCATGTTTTCTGCCATTTGCCAGCTTAAAATATTTTCACTACCTATTATTTTTGCACCACAATATAAAACTTCAATAGCTCTATCTACTTTTTCAAATCTTGATCGTTGGTCTGCAGGCGGATTAAAGCTATCGTCCTTTTTAATTGCTTTTTTACCTCCAGATGTAGTTTCTTTAATTTTATATGTTTGATTTTTATAAGTTTTATATTCAAAGTATAAAATATAAACATACCCATCATCATTCCCGTCTAAAGCTCCATATGATTTATTATACAATAAAGCTCCCGACCCTAAACCATTGTCTTCAATATTTTTAATTTCTTCTTCTGTAATTTCAGGAAATTGTTTTTTTAATTCAACAATACTAATTTTTCTAATTTCTCCTACATAATATAAATCATCAAAATACGGGGACTCTGTAAAGGAGTATACAATATTTGCAGGGTCTACATGATTTATAGTTATACCTTCTGCTTTATTAAATCCATTTTTTACACATCCCATTCCTATAACAGCTATATCATAATCAAGTCTTTTCTTAATTAATTCATATTTATTTTTAGCCATAACATTGTTTATAGCTTCTTCCTGCGCTATTTCAATTCCCTGTTTATATTCTAACTGCATATGAACGCTTAGTTCATTCTCATCATAAGGCAATTTAGCAGGGTCTGTTTTATAAACGTTTACACCTAACCTACTTTGAACAGCTTCAATATATTCTTTAGCCTTCATATCTCTTAAAATATTAGACATATAACTGTTCCTTTTTTCTATTGAGCTAGGGTCTTGGGAATAAGCTTTTACATCATATGTTCTTTCTGCAATACCTTTTACTACAATATCTACAAACTTCGGTATAATAGGAACAGGTTTCCAATCCATGTTTAAATATGATAAATC